GGGGGTAGCATGAGAAGATATGTACATAATAGAAACACAAAAATATGTGATACTTGTTATGAAGAACATGATAATAAAAATGATTATGTATATGCTAGGGAGTTAAAAAAATGACAGACAAATCTTTATTAAAAGAATATAAATCTACAATCTCTGATTTAACAAAAGAGAAACAAGAACTAAATGAAACTATCGTACAAAAGGATAGTAAGATTAAACAAATTCTAATACAATTAGAACAGGCTAATTCAGATGTTCAATCTATGGGGTCAAAGATAGCTGAACTTCAGGAGAAGCTGAATAGGAAACAAACTATTAAACTAAACATTGATAAGAAGATAGAAGAACTACTTGAAAATAAAGTTGAGTCAAGTGTTGACAACGATGAAGAAGTATGATAGTTTAACAATAACAATTAATAATAACAATAACAATAAGGAAAATACATATGGCAATAATTGAAGGCACAGCTTACTGGGCTTCTCTGACACGACCAAACGAAAAGTTTGAACCTATGTGGAGATTAGATTTAGCAGTAGATGATAAGACAGCAGAAGACTTGAAAGGTCAAGGAATAACTGTCGGTGAAACTGTTATAGATGAGCAAACTATTTCTAACATAGTTAGATTTAAAAGAAAAGTATCTAAAGCTAATGGTGATAAGAATACACAACCAACATTAGTTGATGCTAATAAAGAACCTCTTGATAAGATTGTAGGTAATGGAAGTAAAGTAAATGTTATGTATAAGTCATACCCTTGGAATTTTAAAGGTAAGACTGGCATAGGCTTAGACTTACAAGCTGTTAAGGTATTGGACTTGGTTGAGTACATACCTCAAGAAGAGTTTGCAGATACACCAACAGTCGGTGGTGTTGACATCAAGGAAGATTTTTAGTATAGTAAACTTACAAAAGTGAAGGCATTAAGTGTGCTATCATTTTTATCCTTTGGGAGAGTCGACTTGTAGTAGGTCGGCTCTCTTTTTTTTTGAATTAAATATAAATAATAAGGGCGACAATGGAAGAAATAAATAAGAATGGTTTCGTAAAGTTTCATTTACCATGTCCACTATGTTCAAGTAGTGACGCAGTATCTGTGAACGCAGACAATTCAGCATATTGTTTTTCATGTCAAGAATACATAAAGGAATATGATATGGAATTACAACCAACAACAAATAGCAATAATGAATACGAAGTAAAAGATTATATGAATGAATCTAACTATGCAGAAATTATAGATAGAAATATTTCAGAACAAACTTGTAAAAAGTTTGGAGTAACAGTTAAGATGGATAACATGGGTACGATAATAAATCATTACTATCCATACCATGATACGCAAGGTGCAAAGATTGCAACTAAGACTAGGTATACTAAGTTAAAAGAATTTAGCATACAAGGTAATACAAAAAACTCTGGGCTGTTTGGTCAACATCTTTTTTCTAAAAATAAATATGTGATAATAACTGAAGGAGAGTTAGATGCTCTATCAGCTTATCAGATGATGGTTAAAGGAACATACCACACACCAGTAGTTAGTATTAAGAATGGTATCTCTTCAGCAGTTAAAGATATTAAGGTAAGTTTAGAATGGTTAGAAAATAATTTTGATAATGTAATTGTTAATTTTGATAATGATGAGCATGGTCTTGATGGTGCTATGAAAGTAGCAGAGTTATTCTCACCAGGAAAATGTAAGATTATGCATTTACCTGAAGGGTTTAAAGATGCGTCTGATTGTTTAACTAAAAACAAAATACAAATATATAATAAAACATTTTGGGATGCTAAAGTATTTGCACCAGATGGAATTATAAATGCTAATACATTATTAGATGATGTACTTAAACCAATAACAAAATCATTTGTTCAATATCCATTTGAAGGATTGAATAAAATTACTTATGGTTTAAGACCTTCAGAGTTAGTTACCTTTACAGCAGGGTCTGGACTAGGTAAGACTCAAGTAATGAGAGAGGTAGTACATCACATTATAAAATCAACAGAAGATAATATTGGTTTGTTAATGTTAGAGGAGACACCAGTTATAACTTCAAAAGGTTTAATGAGTGTTGAAGCTAATCAAAGATTACACTTGCCAGATGTTCATGTAAGTAAAGACGAAATGAAAACATACTTTGATGCAACAGTAGGTACTGGTAGAGTATTTATGTTTGACCACTTTGGCTCTAACTCTATTGATAATATTGTTTCAAGAGTTAGATTCTTAGCTAAAGGTTTAGATTGTAAGTACATAGTGATTGACCATATTAGTATCATTGTATCAGACCAACAACATGGTGATGAGAGAAGAGCCTTAGATGAAATTATGACTAGGCTTAGAACTTTAGTTCAAGAGACTGGAGTATCTATGATAGTTGTATCACACTTAAGAAGACCAGAAGGTAAGGGTCACGAAGAGGGTGCAGCAACTTCACTATCACAACTTAGAGGGTCAGCAAGTATAGGACAGCTAAGTGACATGGTTATAGGGCTTGAGAGAGACGCACAGAATGAAGACCCTGAAATTAGGAACACTACTAGGATAAGAGTATTAAAGAATAGATTTTCTGGTATAACTGGTCCTTGTTGTGACTTAAGATACGATGTTGATACTGGTAGATTGACAGAGGTAAAGTCAGATGACTTTTAATAAGGTTGTATTTGATATAGAAACAACCATGACAGCAGATAAGATATGGTGTATTGTTTGTAAACATAACGATACCTATTATCAATTTAGAGAAGATAACTTACATAGGTTTGAAGAGTTTATAAAACAAACTGAAGAAGTAATAGGTCATAACATAATCGGATTTGACATACCAGTTGTTAATAAAATTTTTGGTTATGATTTGTTTTCTCATTGTAAGAAGACAGATACATTAGTACTATCTAGATTATTAAATCCTATGATAGAAGGTGGACACTCATTAAAAAATTGGGGTACTAAGTTAGGACAAGATAAGATACCCTTTGAACAATTTGATTTTTTTACTGAAGAGATGTTAACCTATTGTAGAAATGATGTAGAGTTAACAGATAGATTGTATAAGTTTTTAATTAATAAAACAAAAGACTTCGGACAATCTATAGAGTTAGAACATAAAACTGCAGAGATAATTCAAGCACAACATGATAAAGGTTTTAAACTTAATATCATTGATGCTTATGAATTACAATGTAAGTTTCAAGAAGACATGAATGATTTAACTTCTAAAGTTAGAAAAACTTTTCCACCTTTAAAAGTAGAAACAGAGTTTATACCTAAGTCTAATAATAAATCAAGAGGTTATGTGAAGGGTATACCTTTCATTAAAGTAAAATACAAAGAATTTAATTTAGGTTCAAGGCAACAGATTGCTGAAAGATTAGTTCTTCTTGGATGGAAACCAAAAAAGAAAACTGATAAAGGACATACGATTGTAGATGAGAAAGTATTATCTGAGATACATAATATTCCTGAAGCTAAATTAATAAAAAGATTCTTAATGCTACAGAAAAGAATTGCTCAAGTAAGTTCTTGGATTGAAGCTGTTAAGGAGGATGGAAGAGTGCATGGTAAGGTTATTACCAATGGAACAATAACTGGAAGGATGAGCCATCAGTCGCCCAACATGGCTCAAATTCCTGCTGTGCATTCTGAATATGGTAGAGAGTGTCGAGCATTATGGGTAGTAAACAAAGGTTATAAATTAGTAGGTGTTGATGCTTCAGGTCTTGAGTTGAGGATGTTAGCACACTACATGAATGATAAGGATTATATACATGAAGTCGTTAATGGAGATATACACACTACAAATCAAATTGCTGCTGGTTTGGAGTCAAGAGATGAGAGCAAAACTTTTATTTATGCATTCATCTATGGAGCAGGTTCAAAAAAAATCGGTAGTATCATTGGAGGTTCGGAAAGAGATGGTGAAAGAATTAAAGAAAAATTTCTTAGAGCAACACCAAGTCTTAGAAGCTTACGAGAAAAAGTGGAACGAATTGCTAGTAGAAGATGGGTCAGAGGACTCGACCAAAGAAAAATAGTAATAAGATATCCTCATGCAGCATTGAATACTTTGTTGCAAGGAGCAGGTGCAACTGTTATGAAATATGCGTTGACATTGCTAGAAGAATATGTTAGTATAAATAAAATAAAAGCCTACCCAGTAGTGAATGTACATGATGAGTTCCAATATGAAGTTGAAGAATCTA